TCATCTTGCGTGAGAAAAGATTGAAAGGCATTGCGCTCCACGACCCATTCCGATGGTGCATATACGTTAGTCCAATCGGTAATGAGTTGTCGGATTTGTGCAGGCGTAGGACGCGTAATCTTGATAGCGTCAACAATGTAGCGCTTATGAGAGTGGCGATCAACTGCATAACATACCGCCGCTGTGTCTCCGACCATTGCTGGGTCAAGTCCACAAACAAAACTGAAACCGTTGAGGTCTTTGGGATGACCTGGATTGCCAGGCACCAATCGACCTGCTCGTCGCATTCCATCAATGGAGCCTTTCACACATACTGGATCAAAGATTGCATCATCAGATATATCTTGCTGCTGATAAATCAAAGCCCACGTAGATGCGTCCATAGCCTGACGCTCGTTGAAAAGGTTGCGCCCATTCCATCTAGGCCACAAGCCTTCTTCTGTCTTCTGCTCTTCAGGTTGACCATCAAAGGGTTGGTCTGAGAAAGGCCAGAGGGTAACCCAGTTATCAGGGTTCTCATTAGATTCTAATAGGGCTGGCATAGCCAGATAGGTCCAAGGAACCAAGCCACCAGGGTATCTATCTTGGCTTCGTAGCTCTTTGTATAAATCTACTGCAGATACGCGGGTACCGATAACGATGAGCTTGCCTGTCGGGTTGAGACGGGAGCGTACATCTTGGGTAAGCCACTTGATTTGTCGTTCAAAGTCATTTGCATTAGAGAGGGTAACTGCGTCGTCTATGAGAATCATATCGGCACGCTTACCGTAAATCTGACCACCGATACCGACTGCCTCGATATTAGGGTCCTTCTCGCTAGACTCACGGAGTTCATCACCAAAGGTGACGCGGGTCTGCTGCCAGGAGGCAGTCTTAGATTTGAACCCAACCCCAGCGGCATATGCCTGCTGTAGTTCTTCGTACATTGGATGCGTCAGTCGCTGCTTGATAGCATAAAGGAAGTCTGCGGCTAGACGCTGGGTTTGGGAAACTATGAGAACTCTAAAGTTCGGGTTATTGACAATCTTCCAGGTTACGTAATCCACAGTCACTGTAATGGACTTGGCGTGGTTTGGCGGGATGTTGATAAGGATGCGGTTATCTGCCAGACCCTTTTCGTACTTCATCGACGGATGGAGCCAGCTAGGGTCACGACCTTCAATAACATCTATCAGGTTCTGCTGATGTGGAAAAGTCTTGGAACGCAGGAAGCGTTCACGGAACTGAGCAAATGTCAGTTCATCTAAAGTCTTTTCAATAAAGGAAGCGCCGCGTAAACCTAGGCGGGTTCTATCAACTTTATCTTTGAAAGCGGGATCGGTACGGCGGTAATACTCATAGGACTTATAGCTCTTACCAGCAGAGGCGACAGCCTGCTCTACCGTCATACCTTCTGCGATAGCAGATAGGATAACTCGCTTGGCTATATCGGAGGTATTCTCTGGCATTGTATCCTAACGGGCGTATAGATAGAATACACCCAACTAAAAGAGGCTCCGCTTGAGCCTCATCATACGATTCGGCCTCGCTCCGCTAGGAGCGCTCACTGCTACCTCCCTAACGGGCGTAGCGTGAGCGTAGCGTCGCAAATGCTAGGGCTGTTCCGCATTTGCTCCCATATACTGTATTAGGCAGGAAAAAAAAGCGGTTTCCCGCTTTTCTTCCAAAAATCTTTATAGATGTGACTAACGTCACAGATATAGGCAGTTTAGCGCGAAATGGATCGACTTTAGTCGAGATATTTTGTGTGGGTACACATACACACCTCACCCTTTTTTTATCAACCTCGGGTCTGTGGTTTCGCGCCATAGCGCTCACCCCCACCCCCTTCCCTTCTAGGTGAGTGGAGAGATGTGGGGGAAAGTGGTGGGGCGGTCTAACCCTCTGGCACTCCCTCGCGCACCTAACAATTCCTTTCTCGCCACTAATAAACCGCGCCAGCGATCCACGCCTCACTAAGTTACCGAGCTCGCCCCGTGAGTAACTTAGTCACCAGATAGTTGAACTTTCAACTAAATCTAAACCCTCAACCTCTACTAAAGGTTTAGACCTCTTTCTCCCCCGATCCTTGCGGAACTGCCTCAAAACTGCCAAAAAGGTTTGACCGATTATGACCGCAAAACGGATAGACTAGCCTTACCTATCTGCTATCCTCCTCGTAGTGAGTAAAGCACTCACAAGAAAAGGATAGAAAAATGGAAGCTATTCGATACACAACACAAGGCGATTATGCCTGTTCATATTGCGGTTACAGGATCCCCACTAATAGCCGTCACGAGCTTTTGGATTGGATTTCTGCCGATGTTCGCGGAATGTTCTGCTCACAATCTCACGCAATCGCGGCAGGTAACGATCTCTCTTATGCCGCTAAATACGGGCAGAAAGTAGGCGCGTAATGAATTGGAAACTAGACACCGACAACCCCTACGTGTGGCAGGTAGAGGGAACGCCTTTTGGCGTGGAAAAGATAGATCACGCCTGCTATGCCCCGTTTCGCTTGTGGAATGGAAACCGCGTGTATATCGGCGAATACACCGACAAGGGCAGGTCAGACCTCACCTTTAGATTGCGCCGTGAGGCTATGGCTTACGTTGAGGAGGTGGTCAAGAATTACCGCGACTCAATAGTTACCGCCCTCTAATGCTTGCCTTTCCTCTGAGGGTTAGTCTATCCTCAGAGGGAGGGGAGGTCTTAGACCTTCACAACAACAACAGATCGAAAGGATAAGAAAGTGACAACGAAAGAAGCAACGTGCGAGGAACGCATTGACGCACACCTCACCGCATTAGAGGGAGAGATTACAGGCGTTATTGAAGGTTACTACAATGGCGAGGAAGAAGGTTTTGAGGCGTGGAATAACTACCCTCTAGCGGTATCTACCCGTCAAGAAACGAAAATTGAACTATCGTGGGGAGGACCGAGTGATTTCCTCTCTGTAATACACGAAGGCGCGGAGGTTATCTCTGTGACTTACCATTTCCAAGATTGGTTTGACGGCGCGGTGCGCCAAGTAAGTCAAGGCTCGAAGGTTTGGGAGTATGTCCGAACTGTCGTGGAAGCTCGTGAGGAGTGTGGTTACTAATGTTTGATGTATCTCTGAGCTGGATCAACGGGCTAGGGCAGGTCATAACCTACGCGCTGATTATTGGTGGCGTGTTGTGGGTGCTGAGTAAGGTAGAAATCAAAGAGAGAGAGGACAACTAACAATGGGCGCAGACCTAATGCTCAACTATGTAGAGATAGCCGAGCCGAGAGAGAGGGCGCAGGCAAGATTAGATCGGTTAGTGATAACTGAGCAACACCTAGAAACCTTTGAGAATTGCGGGTATTACGGATTTGATGAGGAGGATTTTACAGAGGAAGTGAGCAAGAAAATGAGGGCAAAATTACAAGAGTGCCTAGATGTAGTTTATGACTCTTACGAAGGAAAATCACCGCGAGATGTAACTTGGCTCAACATAGACGGCAACCGAACCTTTCTATTTACGGGCGGTATGAGCTGGGGAGATGATCCAAGCGAGAGTTATACAGATTTCTGGTTATTCTTTGAGTTTCTAGGTTATCCCTCACATCTATCTCCCGATAGTGATGAGGCTAAAAAATGGAAAGAGGAGGCAAGTAAGTGAGAACATACGAACTAGAGAAGGTGGAAACCTACGCGGTGAGAGCGCGTAGTGTTGATGAAGCTATGGAAATCCTGAACGGGCTAGACAATTCGTCAGCGTATCGCGTTGATGTGAGAGTGATCTATGCCAGCACACCGACAGAAGGAGAGGGCAAGTAAATGAAAATAAAGGTAACGATTACGAGAGAGTATGACACGCAAGGGGGAGATCACGCCCACCTGTTTGAGGGAGTGAGCGACCCACAAGAAAAAGCCCTACGCTATTTTGCGGAGGACATAGACCTAATGACATATGAGCAGGCTAAGGAACAGGGAATTGTGGAGGTAATCAAGTGAGCGCATTACAAGAACTAGACGAGGCTATGACTAGCCTCTGGTATCAAGCAGAGATCAGCGACCAAGCCAAGATGTATTGGAACGACCTAGTGGCAAAACTAAAAGAGGAGGAAAGTAAATGAACATCAACCTAATAAGTCACAACGATACCGAGTGGGAGAGAGAGGTTGAGATCACCCACAACGGGAAGGGCTATCGCCTCTTTATTACTTGGGCAAGAGATCACGGCTACGAGATAGTGAGAGGGTGGGCAGAACTGCCTGATGCTATCAAAGACCTATACGAGAACGACTTTGATCTCGCTTGTGAGATAGATGAGGCTACCTATAACAAGGCTTACAACAAGGAGGGAGATCGTGCCTAAGATGAAATACGAGTTACCCAAAGGTGTCACGCTAGAGATACTAGATGATGATGCTCACCGAAAAGACCGCCAAGATAGTGCTTTCTTTACTTGGTATGACACTAACAATGTCGCCTCCCTTACCTATGAGGACAGGGAATACAGTATCTCTTGCGTGGGTGAAATGCGTATCCACTACAAGGGTCAAGTGATTAGATACTGTGATGATCTAATAAATGCTGGCATCAAGAACGACAAAGACCTAGCCAAGATAGAGAAAGCTGGTGGCGAGTGGGTCAATAACTCGTGGTTTGAGGTATATGACGAAACAAGCAACGAATACACAGGCGAGGTCTATCACACAGTTCAAGACGCTATTGAAACTGTGGCTAATTGGATCATAGATAAGGAGGCGGTCAATGCCTAACGAGTGGCTAAATCATCAAGGTCATAAGATCGTTGTGGCTCGTTATACCGATACCAACAATGATGTTATCAATGTATCTATCGAGTGCGAGGAGTGCTGGCAAGTGTTAGCAGATGAGGAGGCGGTCAATGTCTAATCTAGAAACCGCACAATTTTGGACACAAGTCAAGGGAGAAGTGCCACAAGTGAGAACCTTTGCGCTGATCCCCGAAGGGTGGGAAGGCAAGCTCAATGAACACCCACAAGACGAAAAGATTTTCTATTGGCTCAATAATGAGGAGTGGATAGCACTAGGAACAGGTGAAACCTACGGAGATGTAGAGATTTTATCCTGTGCCTGTGATGAGTGCGAGTTTGAAAGAGAGGGAGAGTATGCCTAAGTGTGGAGTGTGCGGTTGGTCTTTCTCAGGGTGGGCTATGACGAAGCACGCCAAAACACCCTGCGGTGAGGAAGATAGCAAGGCAGAGGCTAGACCTTATGCGCCTGAAATGGAAATTGATGACATCATCAAACAACTAGAGGAGGAAAAGGGTAATGGCTAAATATGAAGTAGAGATGACCTTTACTGCGTGGCTAAATGTAGAGGCAGATAGTAAGAGTGAGGCAATAGAAAAGGCTATGAACAAGGCTCACGATAACTACGGATCAGAAGTCTATGAGTATGGAACTTTCAGAACTAAGGAGGAAGGTAATGAATAAGGAATATAGAGAATACCCTGACGGAGGGGTTTATTGGGCAAGGATAAAGCTGGAACAACAGGCAGACGGAGTGCTATTTACCTCTCCTGTTGATAACGCAACGCACCTAGTCAAGGGCGCAACGCTGGAAGTAATCAAAGGTCAATGGTGGGATAGCGATTTCCATAGCGGAATACTTGACGCGATAGCGGAAATGGGAGGGTGTCGTTGGGTGCTTGGTTATACGACCGATTATGAATACTACGAAGGAGAAGGCGAGCATTACCTAGAAGTAATGGAGAACGGCAGACAAATGGAGGAAGCAAATGACTAAACAATTATTAGATGAGGGTTGGTGCGTAGATCACTACGTCTATTACCCAAAAGATACAGGTTGCGAAACCTGCCAATACGAGGAGGAAAGTAAATGAACAAAGAATACTATCAAGCCAAAGCTGACCTATGCCGTGACCTAGCGGTGAAACAAATGGTAGAGGGAGATAGCAAGAGGGCAGGAGAGAACCTGATCCGTATGGTCAATGCCCTGAACGAACTAAACCTAATCAATTACAAGGAGGAGAAGTTGAAGGATAAATGCGTGACCTGTAATCAAGAGAAGGATAGTTTTAGTAAGGAGTGGGAGTATTCTCAATGCCAAAGTTGCTCAATGAAGGAGGAGAAGGCAAGTGAGTGAAATCCGTTGTAATAACTGTGGCTATGAGTGCGAGGAAGTAAATGAGGACACTCACTATTGTCAGACCTGTCAAGGGGCATACGACAAAGGGGCGCGTATGGGATACAAGATCGCTAAGGAGGAAAGCAAATGAAGGACAAGATGACAAAGCTGGAACGCCTAAATTTTGAGGCGTGGTGGTGTGCTGAGGAATTACTCAATAACACCTCTGAATACTCAGACGAATACCTACGGGGCTACGCTGAGGCTATCAAGTGGGTCAAGTCTTTAGATCAACAGGAGGTATATGTATGAAACTCATAAACTTTTATGAGGTTATGGATCGCAAGGGAGATATTGCGTGGGGAGGGGCGAGCGCAAGCGAGGCGGTGGAGTGGTTTAGACGAGGACTAGATAACTCTATCTTTGTATCGGTCTGGAACGAGGAAGATATTGAGGAACCTGTCCTTGTCACCGACAAGATAGAGGTAACTACCCTTGTGCTGGCTACGATTACGAGTGAGAGGTCACGATGATATTCTTAGGCGTAATAGTGGCTACCATAATTGCCTACCTGCTAATAGTGTGGGAGGATAAACTCAATGAGCCTAGATAAGCGAGAACGAATAGCGCGTAAGCGAGCAGTCTGGCTACGCAATTACCAACGAGCAAGAGGGCGAGCGCTGACTCGCCTAGCACAACAATACCCCGACCAATTCAAGGAAATCTTGGAAGAAGAGAGGCTATCTGATGAGGCTAATGGAAAGGCGTGGTTGGATATTAGTGGCGCTACCGCTACTGACGCTGGTTTTTACCTATCTCCACATAGATCAGGTGACACACCTCGACCCGAAGAAACCTACGCAAATCAGCAGAACAAAGGCAACAATGGAGGAGAAGCGTGAAAATAAAAGGATCGCAAAAGAATATGCGTGGGTTGCGTTTGGTTGGCGAGGAGGAGAATGGAAATGCCTTCTCGCTTTATGGACCAAAGAGAGCAGGTTTGATCACTACGCCCAGAACCCACGAAGTTCAGCTTTCGGAATTGCTCAGTTGCTTGGAGAGAGAAGTAGAAAGCCTGAACTCCAAATACTGCGAGGCTTACGTTACATTAGTGAACGTTATGGAAAGCCTTGTAAGGCTTACAAGTTTGCTCTTACCCACAAACACTACTAAGATAAAGGATTGCTGACCCGTTCCTTATCCTTTCGTGTCAGCGTAAGTGGCCCCGCTTCGGCGGGGCTTTCTTATTTGTCTGTTGAATAGAAGCCTGATCCCCTGAACGAGAGAGGGGGAGAGGACCAGACTCTATTCATCAGCTCACCGCAGTCAGCACAGGAGGGAGTGCTGGCTTCGGCGTGGATTGAACGCTCAGTGAAAGAGGTAACCGAGCAGTTCGGACACTTGTATTCGTAGATCATTTTACTATCACCCAATTATTTCTAACACTTGCTTACCTAAATACTTTGTGTAGGCAGGTGGTATAGCTTCAACTAATTCTCCCCATATCATCCAGTCAATACCCATTGCTTCATTAGCTTGTTCCATAGATTTAGCGGTGTGACCCCCACCTGGAATCTCGTCACGCATAGAACCATAGATACCAACAGGTCTACCCTGAGATTTATGGTCACAGACAGAGCCAACCAGAGGTAGATTAGACTCAAAGAGTCTGTGCCTCCTAACCTTCAACCCGAAGGAAGATCCGCATACTTGAACAGGGTTGATAAGAGGTGCGCCAGGAACGTTTTCGATAATGTATGGAACGCCTGATGCCTGTAATAACTTACGAGTAGGCTCTAATAAATCTACCTTGCTAGTTGATTTACCTTGAGCGTTGCGAAGATTCTTTGTGATACTAAAAGTCTGACAAGGTGGAGAGGCGTGAATCAAGTCATAAACCATTAGAGCTTCAGGATCTAATACGTTGAAATCTAATTTGTAATAAGGAAATGGATACCGCTTGCCGTGTTTGATGTCAACACCTTCAACATCAAATCCTGCTTCGTGATAACCCATAGAAGCACCGCCAGCACCGCAAAAAATATCTAAAATTCTTTTACGCTTCATTGGTAAGGACTTTCGCCACCGAGATTATTCTGTAATCTGCGTAGAGAGTTCTGACATCTACGATCGGCAGTAGAGGTAGCACACTCTAGATAGGTAGCTAACTCTTGGAGAGTAAGGTTCTCGTGGTATCTCTTGATGAGAATATCTTTATCAACCACATCTAGTTTGAGGTATGCCTTCTTGATGTCAATGAGCGTGGCGAGAAGGTTGCCACCTTCAGCAGGAG